ATTTGAACTAAGCTTTCATCTCCACCGCCAAGTTCCATTTTAATAGAAACTTTATTACAAACAACTGGAGAAGATGGAGCAATTCTAACTGTATTATAAGTACCATCTGAGTTCTCAGGTATACTCCCATACAATACGTGAGAAGTGCCGTCATCTTCAACAAGTGTAAAAGTGTTTGTTAAATTACTTCCAGTTTCTTGATAAGTTATATAAACTGCATATATTTTCTTAACTCTAGCTGCATTACCAAAATCTAAATCTTTAGTTTGAAAAGCAGGATTTTCTACAGATTGAAAACCTCTATGTAGCTTGTAAAATCTAGTAGTAGAACCAGCGTCAGTACCTACTAAAGCATTAGTACTATCTGAAAAATTAGTGTGCACTACATTTGTAATGCCATCATGTGTAAAATCTTTAAGGTATGTAAAGTTGCCTTTCTTTAAATCATATAAATATGCATCACCGTCACTAGAACAATTTTTTACTACGTAAATTAAATTAGTTGCCTCATCATATATAATCATAGAGTTTACTGTTACGAAGCTATACCACGTATCATCATCTATTTTATTCTCTGATAAGTCTCTTATCTTAGAACCATCATAAAAATACAAACCTTGTTTATTTACCCACACTATACCATATTGAGTCTTAGCAACTGCCCCATGAAACTCTATACCCATATAATTCTTACTATCTTCCAAAAACCAATTAGTATCACTAGGACTAGCTATATTTATAATGTCTAAACTGTATTGTTTATATGCTAATATTCTATCTGCAAATGATTCTATAGCTGTATAATAGTCAGCATCTCCCTTAGCTGCCTCTATAAAGTTAAAAGAAGGGAATGTGTCAAATCTATTTGGCATAGAATACATAATTCTATCAGGGTAATTTTTAACAGTTGATGTAGATTTTGTGCTTCCAGAATTTTCATCTTTCATCGATACGTTACATATAAAAGTTCTATTGTTAGCAACTGTAGAATCTTTCCAAAACTCACCTTGATCACCTAACGCATTGCTAAAAATACTAGAGGGATACCCATTTATTGTTTCGTAAGTGATAAAATTTAAATCTTTAATAATAAGATTATCCGAAGCACTAGTTGTAGGGCTATTATAGTTAGAGCTACCACCATCTCTAAATGTGATGTATTCATCAGATAGATTAGTTCTACACCCTTTTGTAAGATTTATATCTACTAATAGTAAATATTCAGAGTCAGAATCTTTTTCTTTTATATATATTCTACCGCCAGATATTCTAGGGTCATAAGGAGATTTAGCTCCTACATTTACAGAAAATACTTTAAAATCATCCGCCTCATCTACGGTAACTTCAGTACTATATTCAGTTAGCAAGCTTTCTTGATTATCATCATAAATAAAGCTTTGTGCAAATACATAAATACCAGACTTAATTAATCCTTCACCGCTTGTATTTGTAGATATATTAAAATTAAACCCTTGTCCCGCAGAAGGAAAAGTTGATACGGCTGGTGTAGTAGCACCGTCAACACAAGTACCATTAGTTGGTTTTGCTAAACTATTATCTTTAGCGAAGTAACCCAAATAAGAATTATCATCTGTAGTAGACCCAGCTAAAGCTGCTAGTAATTGAAAATGCCTCCTATTAATCCAACCATACCACTGAACCTTACAGTCATTTTTATCGGCAGTGTCAAAACACCTAATTGAATCATCTATTTTATGATACAGTACTTTAGAATTTATACCAGTAGCAGAAGAACGAAGAGCAATACTATCTTGCTCCCAATTTGTACCTGCTGTATTTGTTGAGTATACATCTATTTTATGTTCATCGGGGTGAGCAAGTAACAATACCTTGTCACCAGTTCCAAATCCCTTTACTGTAGCCGCCCAATATACCTGCCCTGTTTCAAGTGATATCTTAATTGCTCTATCTAAAATGACATCATTACCACTATGACCTACAACAGTATATATACCTTGCCCATTTGCGTCGATAGAATTAGAAGGAAAGATCGGTGCGGTTATAAGTAGTCTAGTCCCAACAGGGTATGATGTAGTTAGGTTGACAGCAGAGCCATCAACTTTCATCTCAAGTGCTTTTGTTCCTGTATTTTGCTTAAATCCATCTTCACTACCACCTGTGTTATCAGCAGTAGCTACTTCTTGAGTAACACCATCACGAACAAAATCTGTTTCAAAATACCCTAATCCATAACCAGCTTCCATATGGTCTATATGCGATGTATCATAAGCAGATAATAAATTGTTTGTAGCGTTCTTCATATTAAACGCACCACCAATCGCACCCTGTTTAGTAAAGGTTAGATTAGATACATCTGCAACTTCATTATCTGCTATGTCGGCAGGATCTTTTAGATTATTCAATCCTCCTGAAAAATCTTTTATTTGGTATAAGCGTTTTGGCACTTACTTTCCCCAGAATTTCCATCTGCTTCGTATAACTGCTTTACCTATATCTAATGCTTCTTTCATAATTAAATCTTTTTCAGACTTAGTAAGTTTATTATCTTTGTAACCTGACTCTAATGCTTTTACCAAATCACCAATTTCTTTTACAATCTGTCTATTTGCAGCAGTTACTGTTGTAGCATACCCCGCAACAATAAGTCCAATTAAATAAAACATATTTGACCAACTTAGCCAATCATTAAAAAAATCCATATTATTTCCTCTCTTTTAGTAGTTGTTTGATTTCTGTAATGTCTTCCATCATTACATCTAGTTTGTAAGCTATTAACTCTTTATCCGCTTTTAATTCTAAGTCTCTCTTGATAGCATCTACATCATACTTCATAAACCCAAAGGCTAGTGTAATTGCACATATCATAGTAAAAATAGTGATAACATTTTCAACTGATATATTTGTATTCAACTTCACGACCTTCTTACTTTCTTTGCTACTGTTTTACCATACTTAGCTTTTTGCTTACCCTTGGCAGAAGCTTGTCGCTTCTTCCTATTGGTAGCCGAACGCTCAGAGGCACTGAGACTTTTCCTAACTGATTCAGGTAAATAACGCCCTCTCTTAGCTCTTGGCTTCTTTTCATCTCCTTTACTGACATAATCCCATTTCTGCTTTGACCATTTAGATAAACTATTACTTGATGATTTAGCACCTTTGTACCCACCACCCTTTTTCTTATAACGCTTTGTAGCGATTTGAGCTTTACGAGCAGACCATTGTCCGGGTCTACCGCCAGAACTACCAGACTTTACAGACGAAACAATACTCTTCCACATCTTATCATTTGTTTTCTTTGCGGATTTAGTAGCCATTACTTTTTCTTGTGTTTCATTTGCACCTTAAATGATGCCATTAAGCTAGCACCCTTATGCGGTTTATACCCACCACTAGGATTTTTCATTAATTTAACTCCTCTACCAGATTTCATCCAATGATATCCTACTGGTGCTTTTACTTTCTTATTCATACTATTCTCCTACCACTTTACTTTATCTGCCCAATAAGCAGCTGACATTTTACCCTTAGCAATGTTTTTACCATGCCTAGCTTTAAAAGATTTACGCCTTGCTTTTTGCTTAGCCGATTCACCAGCTTTAGGTTTACCCGCTGTACTCACACCTTGCTGCCCAAAACGTATTGTCTTTATCTTTGTACCAACCTTAGCAACAACTACATGTGACTTCTTAGGGTGACTTGGAGTACGCTTAGGTTTATTAAACCCCGACACCCCTGCTCTAGATAATCTTGAATCTTTTTTCTTTGGCATATTAACTCCTAGTGTTTTCCATTCAATCTACTTATAATACCTTTTATTTCCGATACTTGATTGTCCAAATCATTAATTTCCTTCGTAATTGAATCAAACTTCCTGTCAAGCTTGTCGTCACTTTGATTCCAGCGGTTAATAAGCTTAATAACCATACCTTCCATGTTTTCAAGTGTTTCACTTTGACCTCTATTCTCTGTCTTTAGGTCGTTTAAATTTTCTTCCTGCACAGACCCTCTTTTGTTCATAGAGAATACCATATACACTAGCAAAGCCCCTACGACAGCGATCATACCCCCTTCTGCGTACACTTCTAAAAAATTCATTGTCATTCTTCCTCTTCTCTAAAGACTTCTTCACCTTTTTTACACTCATCACAAGTTGCGTTAAATGCTTCTCTTACAGGTCTGTCGCATTCAATACAGTGAAACGGTAATGGCATTATCGAACTCTCCGCAATTCTCGATTAATAAAATAGTTATGATTAAAGTCATCCTCTGTTAACTCTACTTTTTTCTTCTTTTTTTCTTTCCCCAAGATAAGGGATTTAAGTTTAATTCTGTTTGATACCATTCTAATTGTTCTTGCATTTGTGTTATTTTTACTTCTTCTTCTGCTATATGTTTGCTGACAAGGTCTTCAATTCTGGAATTAGCAAGTTCCATTCTTCGTTCAAGTTCTCCAATTCTGTTTTCAATGCGTAAGTACCCCATGACAACAATACCAACTCCCACAATAATTTGCCCAAGCCACTTAAGGTTAAGACTAATCCGCATATTATCGTCAAGTTTAGTGACTCCATAACTCCTGTACGTTTTTTCATCACTCATACCTCATAACCAGCCACTGACCATCCACCATCGCAACTTCCAAACAAAACCAACCCACCAAGCACTATTACTAAAAATGCTATTATAGTTATGTAATCTTTTAAATCTTCATTCATAAGTTAAATTTACTTTTATTCAATACTAGATGTCCACTCTGAACCGCCCAATACTGACATTACTTGGGAATGACTTAGTTTATCGTAAGAACTGAATACACTAGGATCATTGTCTGCATCATTGTCGCAAGCAAACTTTAAGAGTGCTTTAGAACTATCTCCATCATCTCCGTTATTCTTGCGTAATGTGTCTTTACCACTTTGTATTGCATTACCTATTAACGCATTCGATACAGGAATAGCTCCTAATAGCTCTGATTTGCTCATATCCGAGGTATATTCATAACCATAGCTATCCAT